GAGGAAGTTGCTTAAACTGTTCACGACTGTTGTCAATGAACTTGATTACATCATCTTCCGTTCCAGTCATCATAAGTTTCAAAGCATCTTTAATCATCTTCCTACAAGGTGCAGGGGTAGATGACTTAACTGCTTCAATACCCATCATCTTCAGTTTAGGTTCAGAGTATTGAACTCCTTCACTGTTCCATACGTTGAGAATGTATCGCTTCTTGGCAGTCCAGATGCCACGGTCAGCGATGTTCTCACGCTTCATCTGCATCTTCTGGTCATATGCCGAGACATACGATGCCAGTTCCTGATAACATCCTTCGATGTACGGTTCCAACTTATCTTGGCAGATCTTATCAAGTATGCCCACAATTGCTGCTTTGTCGCCAGACTTATTAGCAAAAAATTTATCAACAAGAGGTCCGAGATTAAGATAGATCGAATCAGTGTCTGATGCGATAACATAATCGGTATCTTCTGTTTGCAAAAGATTATTTAGATATTCGTTCATTTTGCGCTCAATCCAGCGGATAGAGACTTGCCCAGAGAGAGTAATTGCTTCTGCGTTTGCAAGTTTGTAATATCTAAAATACTGGTTACCGATAGCACCATAAGCAGAGTTAAGAGAAATCTTCTTTGCCATTTGGATGTTATTACACCGTGCAATCTCTTTCTCAAGTGCCTTGGTTGGTGTCTTTTCATACTCCTGCTTTGCTTGAAGCATTTTCTTTTTGAAGATCACACGGTCACCATACATCTTCTCCATGAGTTCTGGAAGGAACCCACGCACATCCTTTCGGTACATTGCACCGTTGGCACATACCGCATTGTCCTTGTACAACTCAAAGTTTATCTCTTCATTAAGTATTTTATCAACTGTTGCTGTTGGGTGTCTCTCATCCAAGAGCGTCTCTGGTGAGATGTTGTACTGCATAATAAGATGAGGATACAGACTGTTAAGGTCAAAAGACACAACCCAGTCATACTTTCCAGGAATCGGTTCCTTGACGTATGCTCCTGCATATTTTTCGTTTTTATCCGAACGAATCTTTGGTGGAATAACAATATCACGTTTCTTGAGATAGTTGTAGATAATGTTATCCCACATGCGAACCTGATAGAACACATCGGCATAATTGACCTTTGCGTCATATGCCATCGTCAGTGCAAGTTCAATCAGTTTCATCTTGTCTTCCAGACGGTCAACAAGTTCTACGTCAACGATGTTATATTCAATAAACTTTTGCCACCCTTCGGTATAGAAGTCTTTGAAGGTATCAAACTCACTGTGATCAAGTTTCTTTTGACCAAGTTCTACCTCAGCTATGTAGTCAAGACGGTATGATTCTTGTGCCTTATATGTAAACTTCTTATACAAATCAAGGTAATCAAGTTGAGTCAGTCCACCAACATCAAAGGTAACCTGCTTTCTACCCTGCACATAGACCTCTCCCTCGGTCACAAGACCCCAGTTGGAGAATCTCTTCATTAACTTCTCGCCAAGCACCCTGTTGAGGCGTTTACAGATGTATGGGATGTCAAACAGTTGGATGTTCCACCCAGTCACCACATCAGGAACATCCTGCATCCAGTGATTGATGAAGTGGTTCAGCAGTTCGTGCTCTGTGGGACAGTGATGATAAGTAACATTCTTTTGCTTGTTGACAAAAGGTTTTACTCCCCAAGTAATAATCTGTTTTGTAGTGTAGTCCTGAATTGTAATCGCAAGAATCTCTTCTGATGCAGACTCCACATCAGGGAATCCTTGTTCGGCAGTAGTTTCAATATCAAGAGTGACAAGTTTGATTTGACCAATATCAAACTTGATTTCATCTTCTGGATACTTTTCCGAAATATATTGATAGATGTATCTGTCATTTCCATAAATTGGAAATCCATCAACCTCATCATATTTTTTATAGAACTCACGGCAGTCCCTCACAGTGCCAGGTCTGACTGGTTCTACGAATTCTCCATTTAGAGTCTTATACTTCGATTCTTTTTTCGACTTTACAAATAATTTTGGAAAAAATTCATCCCTATGTTCATATCTTTTACCATTCTCAACACCACGAACCAAAAACTGGTTCCCAATCAATTGAACATTAGTGTAGAATTTCATTTAATAAGGTCGTTGTATTTTTCAAGCAGTAGTGGTCTGGGGTCAGCAAGAGTCAGAATCTTGTCTGATGATATCATAAAAGTGTTTTCGTTGGTGCACTTTACTAACCAAGGTGACAATGTTTCATCTGCTTCCAAAACAAATGGTTCTATCAACTTACAATCTGGTTCACCAATATCGGCACCAACTTCTTCAATCTGTGATACCAGAATCTGCTGGTTGGTCAGCACTATCAGTTTCACCAATTTCTTGTCCATTTTTCAGAATGTCCTCCTTGTACATTTCGTAAATTTTTTCCGTTGGGGTAACCATTGTGACTACCCAATCAGTAGAGATCGGAATGGATTTCTCTCGTGCAAGAGGAGCCCACGGATACATTGTAACAGAGAACTCCGACTTTTTCTCTGATTTGGAATCAGTCTCCTCTGGAGTCAAATCGGTTTTGTTTACCAGTTTAACAACACAAGGTTTTGTCAGAAAATATCCAATTACTTTTTCATCTGAAGAAACCATCTCACGGACATCCGCGATCACATCTTCTCCAGACTTTAGTACCAAAACTTTAATGGTCATAACACATTCATTCCTTCAGTCATTTTAGCAATAAAAAAGAGGGGAGTCAACTGGATTTTGCCAGTATCCCCTCGTGGCATAGCGCCGACGATATTCAGTTCTATTTAGAACCAATCTTTACGTTGATGATGCTCTGGGATTATTTTCCCAAGTACGATCCGTAGAAGTCCGTCTTCAAATGTGACTTCCCTGATTTCTGTGTCGTCGGATAAAGTCCAGACTCGTTTAAAACTTCTTTGAGCCAGTCCCTTGTGGACAAAGGTTTTCTCCGACTCTGTGTCCTCTTTTTGTCCTTCGACAAAAAGTTTTCCATGCTCCGTGAATACATAAACTTCTTTCTTCTTAAATCCTGCGAGAGCAATCTCTAAATGAGATTCTACATTATTTACCTGAATAAGATTGTAAGGGGGATAATTTGATGTAGTTTCATGAAGCGCAAAGAGACGATCAAAATATTCGTCCATTCCAATACTGTGCTTTGTGATCTTGTCCATCAAGGCAGGAAGATCCGCAGCAGAATACCTCTGAATGTTCATTATTGTAGCTCCTTTAAAAGCGAGTTTGTGTTGTGTGGACCCTTTCGGCATCCACTACTAATTATACAAGAAAACAAAAAAAGAGGGGTGTGGTTACCCCTCCATTTGTAGCGTATATTCCGTATGTAGCGTGTCGCGCACGAAAGAGCGACGTTCTATTTATTCGGTTTCCTGGGTCTTTCCTTTCTTACCAATGTTATACTTTTGTTCCAACACCCAATCATTCTTATCCTTGTACGCAAGAACTTTGATTTGATTCAGAGGTGCGATATCAAGTACAGAGTCTTCTTTGATTATCGTAATAAGACCCCAATCAGCAAGTAAGCGAGCGATGCGATTACGACGCTGAACATCATTGATCGTAAGATTGGCATGTTTACCATCCAGTGCAAACAGTTCTTTGAAGTGGACGATATAATATCTACCTTGCTTGTGCAGAATATGGCAAGATTGATAGAGTTTCTTTTCCTTGCGTGATGCAACTCCGATGCGGGTTAAAGTCTCACGAACTTTCAAAAAATCATCTGGTTCGTTAAGAACCACTTCTACCATTTGGTCTTGAGACCACTCTACGGTCGGTTCTATAGTCATTTCGATCCTCCAATATCAAGTCGTTGTTTAATAAAGTTAATTTGTTCTTGTGTAAGAATTTTCAGAGCTTGAGATGCTTTTTCATTACTATATCCATAATATTGTTTGACACATTCTAAGTCTGTGACCTTTTCTTTGCGGAGCCAGGGAGAGAATCTCTTCTTTTTCCTCAAAGTATTTAGGAAAAACAAATATTGCATATCTTTATCCAGGAAATGATACTTGTTCATTTCATTAGCAAACATTACACAATCCAAATGTCCTGATAAACAACGGTTAATAATGTATGGGGGATAAGACTTAATATCTTCTGATAGGTCTTCCTTTGTAAAATTAACTGAATTCAACCAATCTTTTAATTCCATTATCTAATGATCTCCAAATCTACACCAGGTTCCCAAATCTCAAGTTGAGTCCTAACTCTTCCTTCAGAGTTTAGTTTCTCATATCTTTTGGATGCTTTCTTTTTCCACCAGAGAATTGCTTCTTCGGAAGTGTGGCGAAAATCTCCAAGATAATATCTTTTCTTTTCTGTAATAGATTTTGCATGTAAGATACAATCATTGAACTCATTGAGTTTATCTTCGTCTACTAGAGACTTGCGAATAATAGCAATCATTTTCTGCTGAATTTTAAGTTTCTTGGATGACTTATCAGCAGGAACCAGACGTTCGCCACCATTACGCTCATTAAACCACCAGAAGAAGTCACGAAACTCATCATCATGGAAGAGTGGTAAGAAGTTGCTCTCTGTGTCTCCTATGTGCCTCAAGAATGGTTTTAGACCATCATACATGGAAACACCTTTGGTAGTTCCATAAAGCGATGTAGTCTCAAAGTATTTGAGGTCTGTTCCGTATTTGTCATCAAACTGCTGTTTCAGTTCTTTAGACGATGCTAGAAGGGCCAGTAACTTTCCCCCCAAGTAATTGAATCCAAAAGGTTGAGTAGGAACAATATTGAAACCCATAACAAAATGAGCATTAATATCAGAGAGAGGAAGGACTTCACCGAAATAATCGTTACGAGGTTTACTATTGATCGTTGGTGATCCAAATCGAACAACACCAACAACTTTGTTTGTATTTGTTTCTACTACAATCCATTTGTGAGTTCTACCAGGAATTGCTTCTTCAATTGCATTTGATGCAGTCAGATTTAGAGTTTCTGAATATAACCACTGATTATATCTTGAAGTAGTTTTTGGATTAGTGTCTACAATATGAATATCAAAGTTCATATCATTTGGATGAACACCAAACGAATCAAAGAACTCCGTGTCTGCACCAAACAGTGATCCTGTTCTACCTTGAATACGATCTTTCTTTACGAAACGAAGGTAGTCGTCAATACGATTGAATTGAGTATAGTAATTGATAAACTTATCAGCAGCCCAGATAGCATCATTCTCATTTAACTTCATATTCTAAAAGTGCCGCAAAACCTTCAGTCAATCTTAACACAGATCCAGCCATAATACGATACCCTGTACCAACATAGATCTGTCCAAGTAATACAAACAGAGTCATGGCACCCCAGAAATAGTAATACATTCTGGACTTTAGTTGTCTAGACTTTTTCATTTGAATTCGCACTCCACCATTAGTTCTGTTAGGCAAGCAAGCATATTTATTTCTTGATCTGCTACGAATGCCGACTGATACTGATACTTAGCAAGCACAAGCACAGCAGCAGGAATGCTATTGTTTTCAAGGGATGAATAAAGAGCATCGTAAATACGACGCAGCAATACAGTAGTATCATTATCCAAGTTAGATACCACCCACTTCCGAACTTCTGGGAAGTTCTTTTCTTTAAGGTTTTTAAGAAGATCATTTACAGCAACATCAGAAAACGTAGCAAGAATACCAGAGTCAATTTTACCCCCTACT